GTATGTCCAGATTGCGGCTCTAACCATTCCCGGCGCAAGGGAATCAGGCTGGATAAGCAGAGGTGGTTGTGTAATTTCTGCGGGAGGCAGTTTACTACCGAGCTTATGCCAACAGACCCAAGCGCATTTCCCAGAATGCTATTGTTCGACATCGAGACAACGCCCATGACCGTTTATGTTTGGGGACTATACAAGCAAAGGATTCCACATACGAACGTCATTAAGGAATGGAATATTTTATCTTGGAGCGCCAAGTGGCTGTTTGATGATATTATTCATTCAGACGTACTCACGCCGAAAGAGGCCATCGCCGGGAACGACAAACGCATCCTGGAATCTATTTGGTTAAAGCTGGATGAAGCCGATATTGTCATCGCCCACAATGGCGACAGGTTCGACCTGCGGAAACTCAATGCCCGGTTTATTGATAACGACATTAAACCGCCATCACCGTTCCGGTCCATCGATACGCTTAAGATTGCCCGCCGGGAGTTTGCCTTTTCGTCCTACAAGCAGGATTATTTAACAAAACATTTCAAATTGCCAGAAAAATTAAAGACTGAGTTTAGTTTGTGGATTAATTGCATGGCCGGAGACCAGGAGGCCTTAGACCGGATGCTGGATTACAACCGCCACGATACAATGGGATTGGAGGAGGTTTATTTAAAACTCCGCCCTTACATCAGGAATCACCCGAACCTGGGGGTACTCATGGATCGGGACGTATGCCCAAACTGCGCCTGTGAATTTATGGAGGAACTGGAAGCGGTTTACTTCACAACGGCCAATCAATTTCCTGTTTATAGATGTCAGGGATGCAAGACGCCGTACATAAGACATAAGAAAAACTTGAATCAGGTCGGGACAAATTTACGGAGTGTGCCGAAATGAAGGAATGCTGCGGGAAAATACCTGTCTCGTCCTCATTCGGTTATGAATGGATAATTTTCTGCAAGCAATGTAAAAAACTCATCCAGGGGAAAAATAAAACGGATGCGAATAAAAAATGGGAGGCCGAAAGTGCTGGGTGAAACCAATCGAAAAAGTGGGTAGGGCGAAAGCTGCCCCGGCCTCCGAAATTGGGAATGTCTATGATTGAAACAGTCGTAAAAATATCAGGATCCATTTTATGCGCTGGAATCGGGATTGTCCTGCTCGTCTTTGGGTTAATGCTGTTGAGCGTATTTATTAATGAACTGTGGAGGCGTTTTAAGCCATGAATAAATCAATCGGCAAATTAAAAATGCTCATTGAAGCATTAAAAGGGGGTGAATGATACTTCACGGCGACTGTTTAGAGCAAATGCAATCAGTGGAAAATGATTCTGTTGATAGTATGGTTACTGATCCGCCTTACGGAATATCATTCATGTCAAAAAAGTGGGATTATGATGTTCCAAAAGTTGAAGTTTGGGAAGAAGCATTAAGAGTGCTGAAAGCAGGCGGTCATATCTTGGTTGCTTGTGGAACGAGAACTCAACATAGAATGGCAGTAAACATTGAGGATGCAGGATTTGAGATTCGTGATATTGTGGCGTGGGTTTATGGTTCAGGGTTTCCCAAATCTCACGCAATCGGAAAAGCAGTAGATAAGTTGCAGGGGAATGAAAGGGAAGTGGTTGGGATGCAAAAGGTTCAAGGTAATTTGGCTTTAACATCACGACCCGGCTGGCGAAAATCAATAGAAGGATCATTCCGAACCGCCGCTCCAGCTGCAGACAAGTATGGTGGGATGAAAAATATAGCCGAATTTAACATCACCAAAGGCACTTCCGAATGGGAAGGCTGGGGAACAGCATTAAAACCTGCAATGGAATTATGGACACTTGCACGTAAGCCTTTATCAGAAAAGACCGTTGCGGAGAATGTATTGAAATGGGGAACAGGTGGGATAAATATAGATGAATGTAGGGTGGAAAGTGGAGAGAGAGATGCGAGAGAAAATAATATAAGTTGGGGTATTAATAGAGTAGGACAAGAAAATAATATCAGGGGAAATAAAGCAGTGGGGACAACTACACAAGGCAGATTCCCAGCCAATCTAATCCACGATGGAAGCGATGAAGTGGTAAGTGGGTTTCCTGATACAAAGAGTGGCAGTAGTGGCAAAGGAAGTTCTACTAAAGTTGGAGGAATGTTTGGAAGTGGTAATCCTGTCACTTCTGAGTTTAGACCTGCTGACTTAGGTTCAGCATCCCGATTTTTCTATTGTGCGAAGGCAAGTAAGAGTGAACGAAATGCAGGATTGGAAGGGTTTGAGGAAAGAAAACAAGACCTATCACGAAAAGAAGGAAATCCGGGTGGAGACAACCCAAGAAATAGAGGCGTTAATAAGAGAGCCAACCATCATCCAACCGTCAAACCAATAAAACTTATGCAATATCTTGTAAGGTTAATAACACCTAAAGGCGGAACGGTATTAGACCCTTACATGGGTTCAGGCACAACAGGAATTGCCTGTAAAAAGGAAGGCTTTGAATTTATCGGGATTGAATTAGATGAGGATTATTTCAAAATAGCAAATGCAAGAATAGAAAAACTTGAACATCAACACGAATTATTTTAAGGAGAAATAAAATGATTGAAGCATTAAAAGGAGATGAATGATGAAATTTGAAAAAGTAGATATAAATACATTACAAAACCCTTTTCTATGAGCTACAACCAGACAATTAGTGAGCCACATGCCCGAAAGGTTATATCTGCAACGAATATGTGAGTAAAATATAATTGGATCAAGGATATAATTTAGAAGCGGCAGAACTGGCGCAAAAAGCGGTCAAACGGTTAAATGTAACGAAACTTGCGGTCGAATATTTATACCACAGGGACCAATACGATTCCGATGAAATGAAATTTTGTGAAGCCACAGAAAACGCATGGCCGCAACTTACTGTATTACAGAAGGATATTGTCTATATGCACACCATTCAAGGTTTTTCGTTTACCGGTATTGCCGATCTTAAGGGCATATCCCCACAAGCCGCATCACAAGCGTTTCATCGCGCCTGTAAATACTTCCAGACCATTTAAATTGCCCTAATATAGTAGAGGGGTGTCCCGCCGCCCTACCCGGACCGTCTTTATAAGACTCACTTGGCCGGCAGACAGGAATGGCGGGCGTACCTCTATCGCGATAGATGATACGATACGACTTCAAATGCAATCATTGTTTGTGGGTATGGGAAACGCTCCGACCTATGGACGATGAATCAGACGAACAATGTCCGAAGTGCGACTCCTTCCGCACAGATAAAATTATATCAACAATATCATTCATACTCAAAGGCACGGGCTTCCACGATACCGATTATGGTAAATATGGACCAAAGTCTTAAAACAAAAGATTATCCAATCGGCGCGCTGATATTCGCCGAATACAATCCAAGACAGCTTACAAAAGACCAGTACAAGGGACTGAGGGATTCCATTGAACGCTTTGGATTAGTCGATCCGATAATTGTAAACAAACACAAAGACCGCAAGAATATCGTTGTGGGCGGACACCAGCGAATAAGAATTGCACAGGATTTAGGATTTAAGAAAATCCCCTGTGTAGAGGTTGACCTTGATCCCGATATGGAGCGGGAGTTGAACATCCGCCTGAATCGCAACACCGGCGAATGGGATTGGGATGCTCTTGCTAATTACTTTGACGTTGGCGAATTGACGGAGTGGGGATTTACGAACGACGATCTGCAATTCTGGACGGATGAACCGACAGAAGGATTGATTGATGATGACGAAATTCCCGAAGTAGAAGAAGCAATTACCAAGTCAGGTGATTTATGGCTATTGGGTGAACATAGAGTTTTATGCGGGGATGCAACAAAGAAAGAAGATGTTGAGCGATTGATGGAAGGACAGAGGGCTGAATTACTACACGCTGATCCGCCCTATGGAATGGGAAAGGAAAAAGACGGAATTATCAACGACAACCTTTATCGTGAAAAATTAGATGCTTTTCAAATGGATTGGTGGGAATCATTTAGACCATATTTAGAAGATAATGGGAGTGCTTACATCTGGGGAAATGCTGAAGATTTGTGGCGATTGTGGTATGTGGGTGGATTAAAAGATAGCGAACGATTGACTTTTAGGAATGAAATATATTGGGTTCAAGAAGGAACATCGTGGGGGCGTTCAGGAATGAAAGGATTAAGACAGTTCGCAGTTAATGGTGAACGCTGTCTTTTCTTTGTATTAGGTGAACAAGGATTTAATAATAACGCTGATAATTATTGGGAAGGTTGGGAATCAATACGGCATTATTTAGATGAAGAACGAAAAAAAATGGGATGGAAAGTGAGTGATATAATAGAAATCACAGGCAAATCATCTGCATCACACTACTTCACAACTTCACAATGGATGTTTCCAACTGAAGAACATTACAAAGCAATTCAATCAGCATCAAAAAATGATGCTTTCAAAAAAGATTATGATGCTTTCAAAAAAGATTATGATACTTTGAAAAAAGATTATGATGCTTTGAAAAAAGAATTTTATTCAACACGGGCATACTTTGACAACACTCACGACAATATGACAGATGTCTGGCGATTCGACAGGGTGAAAGGCGGAGAACGACATGGACACGCAACGCCTAAACCAGTTGAAATGATTGAGAGAATTATTAAGTCAAGCAGTCAGGAAAAAGTTATCGAGCCATTTCTCGGCTCTGGCTCAACACTAATAGCTTGTGAAAAGACAAACCGCAAGTGCTATGGAATGGAGATTGATCCGCATTACTGTGATGTAATAGTAAAAAGATGGGAAGATTTTACAGGAAACAAAGCTGAAAGGATTGAACGTGCCGAGTGCTGATAAACAGCAAGGCAACAGCAAGAAGATAGTTGGTAGACCGTTTAAAAAAGGTCAATCAGGTAATCCTAATGGCAGACCAAAAAAAGAGGTCTGTATCCCCGACATTTTACGTTCAATTCTGCACGAAGAAATTGGTGAAGATGAAAAAATTACACGATTGGAAGCGATATTAAAGAAGGTTGTTAAAATGGCTTATGAAGGTGATCATTGGGCTATTGGTTATCTTTCAGACAGAACGGAAGGCAGGGCATTGGACCGTATAGAGGCGACGATAAATCAAGAACCGATTACGGTGCTGAAAATTGCAACTGGCAACCATGCAACTGGCAGCGATGCAACTGACGATAAATAATGCAAGGGAGGAGATATTAAACGATCAATCACGATTCAAGGTAATTGTTGCTGGTAGACGATGGGGCAAGACGGTATTAGCGTTAATGTGGCTATGTTTGGGCGACATCTTGCCAAACGAGAGAAGGTGGTTCATCGCACCGACGTACAGACAGGGGAAGATGATTGCTTTTCCTTTGTTGAGACAACTATTTCGGGGCAGAGCAAAGATCAACGAATCAGAATTAAAGGTTACTTTACCGAATGAGGCTGAAATATGTATCAAGGGAGCGGATAATGAGGATAGTTTACGAGGTGCGGGTTTAAATCGTGTTATACTGGATGAATACGCTTACTTCAAGCCTCACGTCTGGGAGGAGATCGTTCTTCCTATGTTAGCTACAAGTCAGGGCGATGCTATGTTTATCGGTACGCCGAACGGATTTGATACGATGTACGAACTATTTCTTAAGGGGCAATCCGATCCTGAATGGGCTTCCTGGCAGTATAAGACGATCGAAGGCGGCTTTGTTTCCGATGATGAAATCGATCGGTTAAGGGCTAATATGGATGGGCGGCTATATCGTCAGGAAATGGAGGGATCATTTGAAAGTACTGGCAATCGAGCCGCCTATAACTTTGATAGGGATATACACATCAAGAAAGCTGACTCATTAACAGGCAATAGATTCATAGGTATGGACTTCAACGTGGACTATATGAGTGCTGTCTTTGCCTGTGAATATACTGATGGAACAGTTCATTACTTCGATGAGATAAGGCAATCTAATTCCAATACAGAATCAATGGCTAAAGAGATGTTAAAGAAATGGGGGCTGCATCCGACGTTCCCCGATCCAGCTGGGAGGGCCAGGTCAACAACAAGCAACCGTTCTGATCATGCAATATTAAGAGAGTTCGGCTATCCTGTATATGCAAGACGTGCTCATCCTGCTGTTAAGGATAGGTTAGCGTGTTTGAATAAGAAGCTGCTTGATGCTAAAGATAAAGTAGGGATGACAGTTGATCCGAAATGTAAGTACCTGATTAAAGATTTAGAACAATGCCAAAGAGATAAGAGGGGCGGGATAGATAAGAGCAACCAAGAACTCTCTCACATGATTGATG